CGTAAAACGTGCAAGTACCACCAGATGCATATTCCAGTGCGGAAACAAAATGAAATCCCAACGAGGTCGAGTTAAAACTTGCCGCGCCGTGCATTGTATTTGATACAATTTGGTTCGCACGCGACCGTTGTGCGCCAGCAGAGGCGGTTATCGAGTCATAGCCAATTCCCGGAATACAGTATCCCGATGCGGAATGCGTTCCGTTCTGAATGAACTCGGTATAAAACCCGTCCTCTTCCAGCCCAGACACGAATGACACTTTCCAAAATGTAGAACCATTGGGTTGGCGAACCGTAACCGAACCATATGTCCATGAAGCAGTTGAACTGCGAACCGCTGTCTTGACATCAATGCGATTGTAAGCATTCCAGACGGAATAGAGGCCAGCCGTGTCGGCAGTGCCTAAAATCCAATCCAACTGCGACGACGCATTGCTGCGGGTGGTGCCAACATAGGTGCCGCGGCCAGCACCGCAGGCATTGGTAATTGCAGCATTGTTGATGTAAATGCCATTTACCGCTGTTATGCCAGTGCCGGCACTTCTAAGCGTGTCGCTGCTCCAATCAGGGCCGTGGCACAGACGCAGCGTACCTGCATCATTCCAGACGAACCAATCATTGACCTTGGATGCGCCGATGGCAGCGGGGTTTTTGGTGGTGTCGGTTGTCGTTGTTGAAATCTCAGTACCGATGCTCATCATCGCAAAGACGGCACCGTTGTAGATCGGCACCATAACGCCGACATATCCGGTGTAAAAAATAGTCGTCTTAGCCGCCTGCGTCGTAACCATTACCGGGGTGAGCGATTGCAGCGTCAGCCGACCTTGAGGTGCTGTGACGGTTGTCGTTGCTCCCGGAATGGCGGAAATTGCCGCTGTCACGAATGCGGTCGTAGCAACCGAAGTGTCGTTATCGCCCGCCGTCGGCGTCGGGGCTTTTGGATCGCCGGTGAAAGTCGGCGAGGCGATCGGTGCATAGGTCGCTGCCGCCACCGTTGTCGATAGTGCGCCGATGTCGCTCAACACCGTGGCCGGTGCCACGCCTTGGATCGTGGTCGCCGTCACCCACTTGGCATATTGTCCAACGGTCGGCGTGCCACTGTTGCTGACGTTGCCACCGGCCGCCACGGTGTTGGCAAGTGTGCCGCCAGTGAACGACAGCCCAGTGCCGACCGTAACCGCCGACCAAGTGTTTGCTGCACTCCGATAATAAATCGTATTGGTGCCGGTGAGCGCGGCAAGAGCCGTCAGGTCGGCATCGAGCGGTTGATAGCCGCTCAGATCGATCGTTAGATTACCGCCGGTGACCGAAAGTGGCGCGGTAACCGATGTGATGAAGCCGGCACCACTGCCCATGATCCCAAGCGCGTTGCGTGCGGCGTAGGGATCGCGAGCCGTATCAAAGTTGCGCCGGAATGGCGGCACCGGATCGGTGCTCACGCCACGGTTCCATCCTGCACGGCGTCAGCTACTACACCCTGTGCATGCGTCCACTTGGTATCGCGCGGGATGATGTGGCGAAAACGATGCAAGCGCGCGGAATTGTAGACCGCGGCCGAGCCGGTGATTTCGATCGGATAGGCTTGGGTCCACATCACATCGTCTGCCAATCGCTCGCGGGTGCCGTTGTAGATGACGCCATCGGCACCATCGGCAACCGGATAGACATCGCCCACCATCGCACGGCTGCCGGGGACCGGATGCACCTCTACCGTTTCCAATGTGGCTTGCAGGTTTGGCCCGGCAAGCTCGGAAAGAAAACCGTTGGTGTCGATCGCCGCCACTCGCGGCCGGCCGCCTTGATAGGCGAAACTATCGAGCGAACGCGCCGGCGGTAACGGCGGCGTATCCAAGTTAACGTCGTTGACCTCCGGGCCGGTGGTGTCGAGATCGAGATTAACCGTCGCCGCCGTCGCCCACATCTGGGCGTTGATCGCCATCCGCGACCAACGCGCATTGGTCCAGTTGAATAGAATGACGCGATCATAGTAAGCAGCGGGCGTCCCAGAGGATGAGTGATAGGCCCAGAAGATGTACGGCTTCACTGCCGTAACCGCCTGCACGACATTGCGGCGAGCAACATCACTGTTGGCCAGGAACCAGTCGTTGACCTTCTCATGGCCGATTGGGGTCAATTGCTGACCCGACAGGTGGTAGAAGCCATCTTCACATAGCAGGTAGAGATTGTCGCCGATCGAGACGAAGCCGCATTCCGAAATCGAACCGCGGTCGTAAACCACCTTCGAGATTGAGAAGATGAAAGTCGTGTCGCCGGGCATGAACTGCAGCAGGCTGACGGCACGGTCCTGCACGATATAGCCGATCTTGTCACCAGCAAGGCCCATCACTGGGCCGCCGTCTGGCATCTCCTGCTCGTCGCTCAGATTTAGGCCGGGGGTCCAGGCATCGACGTCGTTGATGGACGACCAGATGATCTTGCGGCGATTGCTCGCTAGCCCACCCAGGAAGACAAAATCGCCGATTGTCCGGCAATTGTGTGCAATGGGCGCGGCGGCAATGGCGGCAAAAGCACCGCCAGTATCGACGTCGGCTTTTTGTGGCTTGTCGCCGATCTGCGCTGCAATCACCCATTTGCCGAACTGGCAAAACGACCAGAGTTCGCCCTCTGGAACATGATAGCCGCTACCTACCTCGGTCCATCCGGCGAACAGCGACCAATTATAGAGCTTGGTTGGTGTTCCGGCGTAGATTTTCCATTCGCCAGTGGTGGTACGCGCCGAGAACAATCCGACCACACGTTCGTTCGATGGAGGCGGCGGAACGGGATGTTCGGCAAATGGCACCAGGCTGGGTACCGGCAGATAGGAGTTGCTGCCGGGAAAGACGTTCTCGACATCATTGGCAAATTGCGTGTCGAGCGTCGCAATGTCGGGGCGCCATTCACCGAATTGCAGCGGAACTTTCGGCATCAGTTGGCCCTCTGTGCAGCCGCGATGGCCTTCTGCATATCGGCATAAATCTTGAACGCTTGCGGCTCGCTCGTGACGATGCGGTCGCCGTGCTTGTGCAGCGAAAACGCTCCGCTGCGCTCACCCAGCAAGGTGCGCTGCAATTGTGGAGTATGGAAAATCACCGCAATCTCCCCGCCCTCGTCCAGCGCGGCAAGTTGTTTTTCCGTCAGCGGCATTTCCGCAATAATCTCGCCGTCATCTTTGTAGATGGAGAACATCAGATGTATTCCGCTGTTCGCACCGTCGGGCTGGTGGCGCCGGTGGTCAGGGCATAGCGTTGGATGATCTCTTGGAATGTTTCATCCCTGCGCGCCTTGTAGAGTTGCGCCATTTCGGCGTTGCGCATTATTGCAGCCAATTCGGTGATCACGCCGAACAGGTAGGCGTTGGGATATTCCGTTAGCAGCCAATTTGTATTGGTGTCGGAGCCGGCGAGCTTGGGGATCTTCTGGTAATAGTGGAATTCATAGGCATCGGCAGTGTCGTTCGCCGGCCGCGCCTTGAACGTGTTGCCCTCGATGGTGAACAGCGGCGGGCGCCGATTGTGCTGCGTTGCCGGCAGATAGGCCGGATGCACATAGTCTAGTTCGTCAATGTAGGGCGTCGTTGTTGGCTTGACGGTGCGCCAGGTGATGTAGTCGATCGGCAACGCCACATCGCCATTGATGGTGGTCAGCAATACCGATGCTTCCATCGGCAGCACGCGCAGCCGGGAATTGGCCGCTGTCTCGAACAATTCTGTGCAGTTGTCATAGCGAGTGGTCAGCCGCTGATGAAACAGATAGGCCGACAGTTCGCTCTTGAGGCTGCCGTAGTTACTGATCGACATTGGTCCTCACCTTCGGCGGCCGGCCGCGCTTGCGCTTGGGTGGAGCATTAGGTGTATTCGTCCATGTCTCAGGCATGATGGCGGGCGGATCGTCAAAGAAGCTCACGTCCATTTCCACCTTGAAGAACGGGTTATTCCGCGCCTTGCCGAGCATGTACTGATCGGCGATTTCCACCGGCACGCCGGGCGGAAACGTGACCTCGTTCCAGAGGCATTCGGCCTCGCCGAGCCAAGTGATCCGCGCCATGTCAGGTCGGCCCGAACTTGTAGAACTGCACCATGACGTAAGCGTCACCGGTCGCGGTGCCGGTGATGTTGGCGTAAACATCGGTATCGGCCGCCAGCGGCATCACCAGCGCAGCCAACGGCACAGTGTTCAAGCTGCCGGCCGTCAACGCAACGGTCGTAACAATCTCAGCACCTCCTGCCGTCGTGCCGATGCTGAATGCCGGCGTGCTTCCGGTGATGGCCGTTTCCACGTTGGTCGAAACCGCCGTGATGATCGCGCCCATCGGCAGTCTGCCGATCTTGACGCTGTAGACGGAAACGCCGCCGATCGGATTGGCCCGACCGGCGACGACTTGGATAACCGAAGCCCCGATATCGCGGGCGGGGATATTCGCGTCAAATAGTGAAGGCATTGTATTTCCTCCCGCGATGTCGGGTTAACAAAAGGGCGTTTACGCCCGTCTTCAAGGATGAAGATTAGTCGGAAGCCGAGGCAAAGAAGCCGGTGGCAACGCCCCATTGCTTCAATGCAGTGCCAGCCTTCGGTACCTTGGCAAACATCTTGCCAACGCCGTAAGCAGCTTCAATGCCGGTGCCGGTGATGAAGCCGTAGTCATCTTCTTTTCTGAAGGTGGGCTTCGCCATTTGTCCGTAGGCGATCACCGCCGCCTGCTGACCGCAGAGGAACACCGGCTCGACACGTGCCGAAGCCGCGCCTGCGGTGAGCAGCGTCGTCCATGTTGACGTGACGAAGTTGCTGATCTCAGGCACCAGGCGCACGATGACCCCGTCGTAGAGCTGGTCGCCATCTTGGAACAGCGGGTTGTTGGGTGCGCCGTATGTGCCCATGTTCTCACGCGGGCGCGCATCCTTGTTCACGGTCGCGAGATCAATCTTAAGATCGCGGAACGTATTCAATCCGCAGAACGCGACGTAATACTCATAGCCGTCCTTGGTGCGGTAGGGCCTAATACGAGGATTGGCACCCATCGCCACCCGCTTGAGCAGGGAGAGATTGGCGCCCGTGCATTTGTCCGCAGTGGTATCGACGTTGACCAATGACGCCGTATGGTCGGTCGCCACCGCCGACGCGACACGGTTTGCAGTCGAAGCACCGAACAGCACACGATCGGAGTTGTCCAACTGCCACTGGCCTTTTTGGGTTGCGGTCGCGAGATTGTAGAGAATGCCGTTGACGCGAACGCCAGCCGTTGGCTGGGTTTCGGACGGCAACGCCATCAATGCCGCGATGATCTCGTCGCGGGTCAGCTCCATGATCCAATCGGTGAGCAGCGGCTTGGCCTCGCCGAAGATGTCGGCGCTGTCCTTCTGGCTTTCGGCCTTGGTGGTGACGACGGCGTTGCGCGCCCATTCCAGCCAGATGCGGTAGCCGTAATCTTCGATCGCCTCTTCCGCTCCGACCAGTGGCCCGGTCGAAACGCCAGCACCTGCAAGCCGTCGGACCAGCGGGATGTTCATCTGCTCGCCGCCAGACTTTAGCTCCATGCGACGGCGGATGATGCTGTTTACGTCCTCGCCCATGTAGGGCGAGAACATATTTTGGCGCACCCACTCCCGATTGATCTCCTGGGTGTACTTAACGAGCTTATTGTTAGTCTGGATCGTAGTGTTGGCCATGGCCAACCCCTTTCATTGCTATGGCCGCAGTGATCCAGACAACAAAAAACCCGCCTCGATGGGCGGGTGCTTCATGTCGGACAGATACGGCCGGGACTATTTGATCGCGAAGTTGAACAGGCTTTCGCTGCTTAGATCGCCGAGCTCGACGTTGCGGCCCGAGGTGGACGGCACCGACGAAAGCGAAGGCGGAAGCGACACGTTGGGCGGATTACCAGAGCCGTTTTGCTGCTGCTGTGCCGCGTACTTCTGGCGAAGGTGTTGCGCCATCGCCTCTTGTACTTTCGGGTCGTTGAACCAGGCCTGCTGCTGCTGTCGCAGCCACGCCTGCGGGTCTCGACCAATTGCCGCATGCGCTTTCGCCTGGTTATGCCATTTGACCAGTTCACCGTAGGGATGCCCCGCACTCATTATCTGGCGGAACACAAAATCACCCTGAGGGGTCTGCCGTACTTTCGCGATTTCGGCGAGGGCGGCGTTGACCACCTGTTCGCCGAACTGCACGTTGGCAAATTCCCGGCTTTGCGCATCGGTGCGCTTCATCATCTCCATCTGCATTTCCTGGCGCAGTGGAGCGATCACCCGTTGATTGAGATATTCATCGGGCGCGTCAAAGATGGTTTCCGGGCCTGGGGGCTGCTGCTGCCTCTGCTGCTGTTGAAAATGTTGCAGCAGTTGGTTGTATTCCGCCTCGATGCGCTGGCGTCGCTCGCGCTCGTCCAGCATTTCCCGAAGCGGAACGCGATGATCCTCCGGTTGCCGCTGTTGCGGCTGCGGTGGGCCTTTGGGGGCGAATTTCCCCTCTGGCGTCCGCGGCTGCTGGCCCGGTTGCGGTTGCTGTTCGGGCTGTTGCTGCAGGTCCGGCCTTGTAGACGGCGGCGGCGCATCCGTTGCTCCACCCGTATCTGACGGGCTTTGCGACGGTTGCGACGGTGCCGATGACGGGCTCGGCGTCGGATCAGGCGCGGTGGCTTGGTCAAATAGTTGTCGGTCGGTGATGGTGTTGCCACCGCCACCGTCAGCAGGTTGCGTGCTCATGGTTGCTCCTGGGCCGTATCGTGGCCTGTACGGAAACGCC